CTATTCTTGAAAGTTTCAAAAAAGACTCTTCTTAGAAGCAAGAGCGATGTAAGGAACTTCTTTTATTGCTTCTGCTAAAGCCCTTACTACATTCTCCTGGCTCTCAAAAATCATACTAGCAAGATTTCTGATGGATGAGTTGCTTGCCCCAGGTAAGAGAAAACTCTTTTTTAGACTCTAAAAGTTCTTTCTTTACTAACTCTTGTCTACAAATCATTTCATAGATAGTATTATTAATACCATCTTTAAGAGTATAAGAGTTTCCTTCCTCTAACTGCTCTAGAGTTAGCTTTTGGAAAGCTAAAAGCGTTAGAAACGGAGTTAGAAAGGTTAACTGCGTTCTTAACTTCAGGAACATTGGAGATTGTATCAAAGTTTTCTGATAAAAACTCAATAATTTGGGGTCTTATTTCCATAAATTGAGCAAATTCGTCAGATTCTGTAATGTTTTCAATACTGCGTAGCCTTTTCTGCCTTCTCATAGAGCTTTTTTTGTACTAGAATCGAGCTTTACTCGCTTCTCCCAAAGCTCTAAAATGTTAGAAAAGCTATCTTCGGCTGCTCCAAGCTCCCCCGTAGTGAATATTTTCAATAAAGTTGTTAACTTTTTCGTTAACAAACCCATCAAAACGCTCATTATCGTGGAAAATTGAAGCATCCTGAACCTTAATGTTCTTTATAGAGACATTTTTATCAATAGTGTAGTCTCCAGTAACCACTTTTTCTGATTCAGTAAGGTAAGTTACCTTTTCATTCATGCTATCAATAGAAAAGAGAAAGACATTCTCTCTAATTGATCTACCAATACAGTCTCCAAGCTTAACTAGAAGCGAAACTTTCTTATCTCTTTGCTCAAATATATTTGAAAACATAATGATTTTCTCCATTTACCTTATATAGCTAAGTTTTATAGCAGTTTTTTAGGTTTTTGTGATTGTTTAGTAATTATTCTTTCTAGAACCTTTAAGTTGTGACCTTCATCTATTCTATTTTTTAGAAAATCTAGATAGTTGACCTTACTTTCAGCCGTTGGTTGTGGTTGTTGTGGGGCTGCTCCACCCTGTCCTGGTTCTGGAGTTAGGCCCGCAGCAACTCGTTCTTGCTCTTTCTCCATTTCCTTTTCTGTTTCTTGCTCTATTTCTTCAAGCATCCGTTCAACCTCTTCGTCAGTCATCTCAAAATACTCACGATAGATCTGTTTTTTAGATAAAAGACCAAGACCTTGAACAGCTTGAATAACCCTAGTCTTCTGCTCATCAATCTCTAGTTTACGCTTACTAGAAATATCAGAAGGCTCAGGTAGACGAATCCGCAGTTCTTTGATTACTGTTGCTGGGTAGCCCTTTAGTTGAAGATGTCTCTTTGCTATATTTTCTAAACCAGACTCAATGTTAGTTTGAACTCTAAGAATAGTTCTAGCAAACTTAGCGTCTAGTTGAGAAAGGTTAGCTTTTCTTTCTGGGGACTTATCTTTCTCTACAACATAGTCCTTTGGAATCTTGAGGGCAGCGAGAAGTTTATCTCTATAGTATCTAACATCCTCGATTTCTCCAAGATTTTGTGCTCCAGGAAGGGTATCAATCTTAGTTCCTCTACCGTTTTTTAGTAGGAACAAAGAAGTCTTCGTCCATAGACAGAGGGTTGTGTCTTGAGTCTACAGTTCCTTGAGTTTGAGTTGTAGTATTTTTCCTTTTTTGAACTTAGCCTTGATGCGCTCAATAAAACATCTCAGCCTTACTTGTAGGAAGATTGCCAGTATCAACATAGAAAATACGTCTTTCAGGTGCTCTGGATAACCTGTAAATCATCATGGCATCTTCCATCATCTTTAGAGATACTAAAAATACGATGGCACAGGGGCTGCGATGGATTTACCATATGGATAAAATATTGGATCTGAGGTGTGGAGCCTAAAGTGGACAATCGTGATTTTTATCTAACTCAACATACTTTACTGGCTTACTTGTTTCTGAGGCAGCCCCGTAGTTGAAAGTGTCCATATAAGGAATTTCCTGAAGGAACTGCTTCAGATAGCCATACTCATTTTCAACTCTAAGGATGAAGTTTGGATTTAGAATCTTGATCTTTTTCAAACCCTCTTGAGGTTTATTTATATCAAGAATAAGTTCAGTAAAGCAGTCTCCATACTTTACAGTATTTCTAATAATATCCCAAAGATAGCGATCTAGTTGAATAGTTTCAAAAAAGTTCTTCAATCTCTTCAACAGCCATATCGTTCTTTGATTTGACAGACCATCGTTCTCCACGAAGACCTCTTTGGGTTGAATCATCAGCATAAAATATCAAACGCAGCACCGATCTCTGGGTACTCGTCCATTTCCTCATACTCTTTATACCGCTTCTTGCGGTTCATTTCTAGTTGAGGAAGAACTGGATTTCTAACAACACTACCTGTAGCAGGTATATCTTCTTTTGGAGGCTTTATTACATCAGTATTGATTACCGTATCTCCTTGGATTGGAGTTGGTCCCCCTTTTTCAATCTCTTTTACTATTTCTTTTTGTGCTTTTGTAGCAAAGAACTTGGCAAAAAATCTTCCAAAGAGGACCACTAGGAATAAAGTACCCAGTTAGTAGCTCCAGTATTGCTACCAAACTCGGTATAACCCTCTTGTAATCTGTTGTTTTCTATTTTATCAGCCATTTATAATCTTCCTCAGAAATAGCGCCGTATGCTGTCTTGATCGCCGCTTTGTAGCTTTTTGATGGAGCCATTGGTGTATCTTGGTGAGGAATCTTTGACACAAAATCAATTATTTCCTTCTTTGAATTAAGTTTTTGTAACAATGAACAGCTAATGCTAGGCTCATAATAAGATCATCATGATGTCCTTTTTTCTGCCTTTGCTTTTCCATTTTCTTTAATAATAAATGTCATTAGCTCGTCCACAGTTCGTTTTGAGTTAATCTTTATTGATTCAGTTCTTAGTGCCTCTTCCAAGTCGGCTAGTATAGTTTCTCTGTTTTTTGCTGTAGTTTGAAATCCAATGTCTCCTCGCTCATCCATCCATAAGTTCTCATACTCGTTTATATTGAAAAGCCAATCAATTAGATTATTTCCAATAGTATTTCTTTCACAAATAACATGAGCTATATTATATAGCGTAGCTTCAGAGGTAATAATTTTAGCAAACTCATTAATTGGAGTTTTATTAGAGTAAAACTCAGCAACCTGTTGACCATTGTACATATTAACAATATGAAAAGCTGAGTAATCTCGATCTCTGCCCAGAGAAACATCACAGGCAATCACATAACTATATTCTGGGTGAGGGTCCTGCCATACCCTCATTCTGTTATTATATTTTATATAATAATCTTCACTTACTTGAGAAGCTATTTCGTTAAGTATCTGCCCTTCAATGTAGGTTTCCCCTGTTCCTAAAAAGCTACACTCATATTCTTGTAGCCATTGTTTGAGGGGCATATTTCGTCTAGTGGTTTCTTCCCATTTATAGATATCAAGGCCCTTCTGTGCCATCTCCTCGTATAGGTACTCAAATCCCGAGGTGTAGTTGTACTCTGGGTGCTCTTGCCATTTAATGTCAATTGGATTAAAGGAGTTTTGGCCATCAATAGCCTTCTGATACACATCATGATACCAGTTGCCGATACCATTAACTGTAGATAAAACAAAACGCTCGACCACCTGTTGAAATAATTAGGGTAAACGGCAGCCCAAATGGTATCAATGTTTTCAATGAACGCCGCCTCGTCAATTACTAGGAAAGAGCCAGCCAGAGAACGACCAGACTGCTTAACCAGAAGGTCTTGATTTAATTAACGGACTGAGTTTTAAGTTTTAGAGTATGCTTATTATCTTCTACAATTCCAGGCTTTAAGAAATCAGGAAGTTCATCATACATTAATTTAATCCTATCTAGAACTTCTGTAGATTCTGCGTCACCTTTGGATAGGATAACGACTGATTTGTGTTTTTGGAAAGATAACCATCCATAAGCTATACGCGGCTGCGATGGTAGTACATCCTGCCTGTCTAAACTTACGAAGAATATTGAATCTATTATTTTCTAAATCAACGAGAATCTTTTTCTGAAATGGATATAACTTAAAGGGAACCAACCCTCTTACTGGGTGTGTAACCTTTATGTAATTTGAAATAAAAGTGTTCTGGGTTGTCTCGGCACCTCTTAAACTCTTCAAAATAATTCTTCGTTTTCCATAAAATAATTCTTAGTTTATATTATTATAGTATATGAATATATACTGTGTTTTTTGTTACTAGATCATCAGAAAAAATAACTAAGACTACACAAAAGCTATTAGAGTTTATGGCTAAAGTGTGAAATTAAAAACCTTAGTTATGGCTGGTGCTGATTCTATCTTCTCGGCTTATGAAAAGGCTTTTAATCATGTAAAACCTAATAATGAAGATATATTTATATTCTGCCATGATGATATTGAGATTAGAGAAGAACCAGAGATATTTAAAAATAAATTAAAAGAAGCTTTATCTGAAGATAAGACGGGATTCGTTGGTCCAGCGGGAACAACCAGATTATCAGAAAACGCAGTATGGTGGGATCACGAACTATGGAAAGCAGGATTCCACAGGGGTAGAGTAAAACACCTAGATCCGCAAGGAAGAGAGTATGAAACCTACTATGGAGAACCTGATTCCGTAGTTGTCCTTGATGGATTATTCTTAGCTGCTAAAGCTAGAACTATTAGAGAAGTTGGACTAGAAAAACCAGATTACTTTGAAGGAGAGTGGGATTTCTATGATATTCACTATACAACAACTGCCCATCAAAAAGGGTTTACCAACAAAGTTATTTTATTAAAT